CGGCGTAGGCCGCGAAGAGCTTGTTGCGGGCCACCTCGTTGATGGACTGGCCAGCGTTCACGCCGAGGTTGTCGATGTCGGCCAAGAACTTATTGGCCGCCGCCATCGCGGAACCCAGCATGTTCGTGTCCATCGTGTTCGAGTACTGGTCCATGATCACGGACCACTGCTCGATGGTGTAGGTCGACGGAGACGGGTCCGATCCTGTCGTCGGGGTGCTCGCCGACGACAGGAGGCCCTTCCTCGTGAAGGTCTTGGTGTCGCCGAGGCCGCCCTGCCACGGCTCCGCGTCCGCGATCTGCGGGAACAGGAACTGCGGCACCATAGCGTCGCGGAACATCCTGTCGAGCAGGCCGTTCTGCAGCATGCCCTGAATCGCGGCAGGCAGAGTGTTCCGCACGCCGGCGTGCCGGTCGAGCTTGAACCAGGCGCGCGGCGCCATGGTCTTTGGGGTCATGGTCACTCCTCAGTGATCTCAACGGACACAAGGTCCGGGTTCTGCTCTGCGATCATCTGGATCCCGAGCAGTGCGGTTTGGGTGATGGCCGACACGGCAGCGCAGACGCGACCCCCAGCGGCATGCTCCTCGTGACCGGCCACCTCAATCGAGGTAAGCCCGTCGCCCAGCCGGGCGCGGACTCGGATCACCAGCGCTGCCGGAATGAGTACTTGGCCAGCTCGGCCGCGACCTCATCCTTCGAGGCGTTGCGGTAGTCGGTCGGCGCCGGAGCGCCCCGACTGCCCTGGGCGGGGTCCGGCTTGACCCTCGGCTTCGCCGGCTCGACTGCAGCCGTCTGCCTTCGCAGATGCGGCTTCCGCTCCAGCAGGTCGGCGAGGTCCGCCTCGATTGCGTCTGTGTCGATGTCGCCGTCGCTGTCGACATAGCGAGACAGGTCACCGAGCAGGTCAGCGTCCGTGGGGTCCGCGAACGCGTCGGATGCGAGCGCCTTGACCTCCGCCTTCACCGCACGGGCCGTGGCCTTCGCGGCAGCCGCCTCGAGGCGCTCCGCCTTCGAAGTCGCCTTGTCGAGCTCCGTCTTGTCGCGGTCCTCGAACTCGGCAACCTTGCGGGCCAGCTCGTCGGCGCGCTTCTTCGCGTCCGCGGCCTCCTTCTTGGCCGCCGCGCGCTCGGACTTCATGCGATCCAGCGCCTTCTTGCCGGCGTCGCCAAGCTTGTCGGCATCCTCCGGCTCGCCTTCGGGCTCGGGCTCCGGGTCGTCGGCCGGGTCCGCGGTGGGCTCCGGGTCGGTCGGCTCGGGGTCGTCGTGCCTGTTCAACCGGAACCACGCGCTCTGGGCAGCGGGAAGCCAGCTCTTACGGGTGTTCTCCATGGTGATGCGTCTCCCGTTGCGGGATCAGTGACCAGACCTTGCGCCCGGTCAGTTCACGTAGCCAAAGCGCCTGAGCAGGCGGATCAGCTCTGCCCGGTCATCGGCGAGGCGGTAGATCTCGCCAGGCGTCAACCGGGGGGTCCTCAGGTGGAACTGCGGCAGGCCGCGCTGCACGTCGGCGAAGGAGCGGGCGTACCGCTGCCCGGTGCGCTGCTCCGTCTCCCGCAGCATCCGGCGGTAGAAATCACCGCGGCGGGTCGTGCCCTCGAGCGTCGCCACGACCTTGCGGCCGTAGGCGTCGAGCGTGACCGTCGACCGGCCCGCGTTGACCACGGAATAGATGTCCGCGCCATTGCGGATCGCCTCCGCGCCACCCACCCCAAACCGACGATCCTGCTCGGCCCGGGACAAGCCGTTGAAGAAGCTCATCGGGCTCAGATGCCGCCCCGGGCGGGCCTCCGTCGCCGGTACGCCGTAGCACTGACAGCGCTTGTGTCGCTGAAAGTCCGCGTTGTAGCGGTACCAGCGGCCCGCGAGAATCACGCAGCGCCCGCACGCGCCCGAACGGACCATCCGCACGTAGCCGGTGACCTGCCGATTCGCAGCCATCGCCACACCAGCCGCGCCACGGCCAGCGTCCGCGACCTCCGACGCCACCATCCGCTGCAGCTGGAACAGGCCGGACGTCATCGCCTCTTGCAGTGTCAGACCGCCCTCAATCAGAGTCTTGGTCCGGATCACCGGCAGGTACAGCAGGCTGTCCAGCGGACGACCATCCGAGGCCGCACCCGACAGCTGCCGCGCGTTCACGTGGCTGGCGCCCGGCTCGTAGTCCTGCGACAAGCCGTCCGCCGCGACCATCGCATTCACGTAGGCCTGCCCCGTCGACGCAGCGACCAGCTGGCCGGCCGACACAGCCCGGACGATCGCCGGACCGAGGCCGCGCAGCCACGAGCCGGACAGATCCGCGGTCGCAAGCTCCCGCCACAGGCGCTCTACCGTGGTCGACGTCTGCAGGACCGCGCGCTGCTGCTGCTCGCCATACGTGCGCACGATCTCGTCATGCGCCGCCACCTCAGCCGTCCGCGCTGTCCGCCGACCACTGCGGCACCGGGCCCGACTCGGCCGGAGCGCCCTGCGCCGTCGGCGGGGCCGTCGACAACTGGTGCAGGTCCATCGCCGTCATCCGGGTCAGCGCATCGTCCTGCATGCGCCGCATCCGCTCCCGCTCCACCGCGCTGAAGTTCAGCTTCTCCCAAGCCATCTCCGTCGGCAGAATCCCCGCGGCGTGCAACTTCACCGTCGCGTCCGCCATCTGCGCAAACGTCGGCGTCGCCGGGTCACGCCAGACCGTCTCCAGCGAGCGGGTACGCGGGTCGATCCTGCCGTCCCGCACCAGCAGGACCAGCCGCATGACCCGCTCCCACGCCTCGCCGAACGCTCTCTGGCGGCGCTCCGCCCGCTTCACCAGGCGGGCCTCCGACGCGCGGATCGCGTCGGCGCTTGGGGGTTGATCGGTCGCGAGCCCGAGAAAGGCGGGCGGCAGGCCAGTCAGGGACGCGACCAGGTGAGCCAGCTGGTTCAGCGTCGCGTGGAAGTTCGTGAGCTGCGCCTCAGGGAACTGGTCGAACTTGACCTCCGGGTTCTCGTTCACCCACAGGCGCCCAGCCAGCGAAGACAGCGCGCCAAGCGGCTGCCCGTTCTCGTCGGCGAAGTCGTCCCTGCTCAGGCCAGTCGCCCAACGGCGCGGCATCGCGTGATACTCCGCCGACACCATCATGTCCGACGCCACCTTGCAGGCAGCATCCGACAGCGGAATCACCGCACGCAGCTCCGACGTACCGTCCATGTGCCGCAGACGAGGCCGGTTCGCCAACGGCACGACCAGCACTTCGCCGAGGTTGTGCTCGTCACGATCGGTCTCGGACCACTGGCCCTTGACCATCTCGAACGTGATCCGCTTGTCCGGCAAGTACAGCGACGCCATCTTGGTCGGGCCCATGGTGGAGTCCGCGGACGGTTCCTCCCACCGCTTCACGGCCGCTACAACGTCCCGCGTGCGAGGATCCCGCTCGGCAAAGACGTCGAGGGCGCTCTCAGCAGTAACGATCGGCGTCTCCGCGTCTCCCTCGTTCGCGCCGACAATCATGTACGAGCGGCGCAGCGCCAACGCGTCCACGTGGGCCTGCTGCGAGCCCTCGTCGAGGTCGTTGGCCTGCCAGATCGACCACAGATCGTCCTCGGTCGTCTCACTGTCCGCGTACCGGAAGCCCTCGATATCCAGGCGCTCATCCAACGCATCCACGACCAACTGCGGCCAGTTGATGATGAGCTGCCGCATGCGGTCGCTGAGCTCCGCCTGAATCTCCGGCGCCAGGTAGGACAGCGGCTGCGTGCCCTCGTAGTACGAGTCCATCAGACGCAGATCAGGCAGATCCTTGTCGTGGCACTGGATCAGCCGCCTCAGCCAGCCCTCCGGGTCGAGATCCAAGGCCACGACAACACCCCCTTCACCGCATCACGGTCGTCTTCCGGGAGGCAGGCCGCTCGTTGCCGCCCGCCTTGATCGCGTCGCGTCGGGCTTCCCAGGACAGACACCCAGCCATCGCCAGGTCGATCTTTCGCGGGGAGTCATGGCGGTCCTTCTGGATCGTCCACATCCGCTTGCCCTCGTCG